GTGATAGCTTAAAATAAATTCAAGTTTGTCGGGTAAATAGCAAACCCAGCCGAGCCAGTCAACGGTCAAGATGAACGGCGCATATGCGCAGCCGTTGACAGAGCTGATTGAAGAATTCAGTACCATTCAGGTCAAGGTACATGCCGTTTATCAGGAAGCGCCGCAAACCACAGACAAGGCTGTGGAAAAAGCTGACGCCGCACTAAAGGAAAAGAAGGACGACACATACACAGACGAAGAGATCGACATGCTTCTTCCAGAAGCATTAAGGAGAACCACGCCCAGTGAGTGATTATGTTAAAAAGCACGGCGAGGTAATCCCACTGGATACTCGCACATCCATATCGGTGCGCTACCACACGATAACTCGCGCTGTGAATGTTGAATTTTGGAATTCGACAAGCACTACAGCAAACAGCCTGTATGTAGGATCCTACGGTAGAGGGACAGCAGTCGACACCAGCGACATCGACATACTGGTGGAAATCCCGCAGGCGGAATATCAGAGATATGACTACCAAAAAGGAAACGGGCAGTCACGTTTGCTGCAGGCTGTGCGAAACGCCATCCTTGCATCCTACCCCAGAACAGATATTCGTGCAGACGGGCAGGTTGTTAAGGTTTCATTTTCAGACGGAATGAAAATGGAGATACTTCCGGCATTCCCGCAATACTCCTACTGGGGAATGAAAGAAGGATACACTTACCCAGACAGCAACGACGGCGGCAGGTGGTTATCCACTAACCCAAAAACCGAACAAGAGGCAATGAAAGCAAAGAATACCACCAGTAATGGTCTTTTGTTTGACACGTGCAAGCACCTCCGCTATGTCCGAGATAATTATTTTAGCAGCTATCACCTTTCGGGAATTGTAATTGACAGCTTCGTCTATCAGGCCATTGATTACTGGCAATGGACGCAACCCGGCAGCGGAACACCGTCACCTGCTGGGGCATACGAAAACCATCTGTTAGAGCGATTCAGGAGCATGTTCCCTTATACTTGGTTTTCTCAAATCAATACCCCCGGAAGCAACCAGACAATCGATGCAAGCGGAAGCATAGATTGCCTTGGAAAAGTGTTGCAATATATCGTGTTTTAATTCAGGACGCCCCGAACCAACGGAGCGTCCTTTTTTGTATAATAACAGAGCAAAAAGCACACCACAAAAGCCCCATGCACCACAAAAAGCATGGGGCTTCCCATAACCCTGCCAGAATTGACCACCTTACAGAAAACAGCGAAATCGGGCCTTGACGAGAAGCCAAAGCCCGTGTATTATAAAAGCGTAAACCGTACAAATGTCCGGTTTAGGACGAACAGGAGGTGCATCCCACTCATGCGCACGAAGAACACGGATTACATATCTGCCATAGAGAAGTTCGTAAGCAGCTACCTTGACGATACAGGCGTCTCACCGACGATACGCGAGATTTCAGACGGAACCGGCCTCACCAAATCCACCGTCGCGGATTACGTAGCGTATATGCGTGAAAGCGGCATTCTGGACGGTGACGGCAGTCACCGCAGCCTCGTTACGAAGAAGGACAAATCGACAAGGCAGCAGACCCTCCGAGTACCAGTCCTCGGAGCTGTGTCCTGCGGAGTTCCCAAGCTGGCGGAGGAAAACATTGAAGAATATGTGCGACTGCCGGTCGCGCTATTCGGCAGAGGCAGCTTCTACCTCCTGCGGGCAAACGGCGATTCCATGATCGAGGCAGGCATCGACGACGGTGACCTTGTCCTGATCCGGCAGCAGTCCACCGCAGAGGAAGGACAGATCGTCGTAGCTCTTATGGAAGACGAAGCTACCCTGAAACGCTTTTTCCCAGAGCCGGAGAATGGCATTATCCGCCTGCACCCGGAAAATCACACAATGGAAGATATCATCGTTACCGACTGCATCATACAAGGTGTAGCGGTCAAGGTACTCAAGGACTTGGAGTAACGGAGGAACCAGCATGCCAGAGCAACACACCTACATGGTCATCGATATGAAATGCTTTTACGCATCGGTAGAGTGTGCGGAACGGCAGCTCAACCCCTTCGAGACATGCCTCGTCGTAGCCGACGAGACCAGAGGCCCTAACGCGCTGTGTCTTGCAATATCACCGAGGATGAAGGCCCTTGGCATCAAGAACCGGTGCCGACTGTCAGAAATCCCCAAAACCATCAAGTACATCATCGCCCCACCGCGTATGCAGTTGTACATAGACTATGCCGCCGACATCTACGCCATCTACCTGAATTACTTCTCACCGGACGACATCCACGTGTACAGCATCAATGAGAGCTTCCTCGACGTGACCCACTACCTCGATGTCTACCACATGACACCGAAGCTGCTGGCGAAAACGCTGATGAACGAGATCGCGGACAAGCTGCAGATCCCGTCGACAGCGGGCATCGGTACAAACTTGTACCTCGCCAAGATCGCGCTGGACATTTCCGCGAAGCATGCCAAAGACCACATGGGCTACCTTGACGAAGAACTGTTCCGGCAGACTTTGTGGGATCATGAGCCCCTCACGGATTTCTGGCAGATCGCGGACGGAACCATGGCCCGACTGGCCAAGTATGGCATACGGACGATGCGCGGTATCACGCAGGCGTCGGAGCAGCTCCTGTACAAGACCTTCGGCAAGGACGCCGAGCTGCTGATTGACCACGCATGGGGCCGTGAGAGCTGCCGGATGGAAGACATTAAGAACTATCGAGCCAAGACCCATTCGGTGTCCTTCTCCCAAATCCTGCCCCGCGACTACAGTTACGAAGAGGCTCGGATCGTCATGCAGGAAATGATCCTGCACGGAACACATGAGCTCATGAAGCGGAAAGTCATTGCGCCGAGGGTCTCGATCTACGTCGGATACACCTACCGCGCTACCATCCCCGGCAGCAAGGGAAGCATAAAGCTCACCAGCGCCACGGCAGTCAATTCGCTGCTACAGGAAGCGGTCATGCCGATATTCGACCGGATCGCAGACAGGGAGACACCGATCCGCAGGCTGGCCATTGCCTTCGAGAATGTCGTCGATGAGGGCTGCGAGGGCTATGACCTTTTCACGGACTGGCATGCGGTCGAGCGAGAAAAGGCCAGAGAGCGGGCCGTCATGGAGATCAACGGCAGGTATGGAAAAAATGCTGTCCTGCGCGGCACCAACTATCTGAAGGGTGCTACCCAGCGGGAGCGGAACGAAATGATAGGAGGACACAGAGCTGGTTATGATGACAACAGCAGAACGGGCTAAACAGTTTGCGCCCTTCGATGCAATGAAGGGTCTGCAAGAGGCTCTGCGCGACCGGGAGGAACGGCACTCCCGTGTCCAGCGGCATGATATTTCCGAAGAGCAGATGGAGCGCAATTCTGAAATCTTTGCCAAGCTGACCAAGGGAGCCGTGGTGAGGATCGAATGCTACCGCGCCTTCCACGACATTGCCGTGACCGGCACCGTGACCGTGATCGATACGGTTTTCCGGTACCTGAAGATGGGGACAGAGAAGTTCCAGTTCAGCGATATCTACACAATAGAAATACTCGACCTGCCATAAAGCACGGTCGAGCAAAGGAGATAGCATGAAACAGTATGATGTAAAATGCCCCGTGTGTGGGAAGATCAACCACGGGCTGTTCCTCGAAGAAACAAAGGGCTGGATGGAGTGCGAGCACTGCGGAGTCAGCATGGAGACCACCATCGCTCCCGATGGATGCGCCATTCCGTTTCTGACGGCGGAGATTTGCAAGTTGCGACTGACCCGTGAAGCAGTATAGGCAGACGAAACCGGACTGCTTTCACGGGCAAAAAAGAGGAAGAAACGCCCTATGGGCCTTTTCCTCCAACATACACAGCTTTGACATTATATGTCAAGAAAACCATCGTGTCAACCACATTTTTAGAGGAAAGCACAAATTCGTAGGGCTGCACAAGATAGGAATTGATCTTCCCCACAAACTTTGGAATGCCGTTTTCTTGATTCAAACGAGCTCCTGTATTATAATATAAAACAGAAGCAAGGGCGATCTGCCCATCGATTTTTGAAAGGAGGAAAAGTACGGTGACTAAAATTTTGTTCCACGATCTCGCAGGCATTGAATCCATCACCCCGCGCTTGGGAAAAACAAGGGAGTAGTTTCACCCTAAACGGTTTCTCAGGCGCGGATGGGGCGACCCCACCGCGCTATTTTTATGCGCTTTTGTTCCAAAACACTTCCAGCAGAGCGGCACAAAGGAGGAACCAAGTATGTCGATTCTGTATCCGATCTACACCCCCGAAAAGCACATTTGTCTTGGCGAGCTCGTCGAGACCGACGGCAAATTCGCCATCCGCGTAAAGAAGCCGGGCAAGAATGACTATGAGATTTTGCCCGTGGAGAATCTGCTTAGCATCATTTTCCATACCGAGGAATCAAAAATAGCAGCGAGCCGCGCACCGGAGGCGTCCGTGTAGCGTAGCCGTTTAGAGATAAAGAGTAAACGCTCTTGATAAAGAAATACGAACCAACTCGAGTAGACCATCAGCACCACCGTGAAGATAGGATCACCGGGATTGGACAGCAGGCAGAGGCCCACACCCTCTCCTCGCATAGTCCTACCCGGTGGTCTCTTTTTTTCCAAAGCGGCTGGTAGTTCGCTCCAAAAAAATGGAGGAATTACCGATGAAACAAGAAGAATTCAAGCGCGTTATCACATGCCCCTACTGCGGGAGGCCAGAGATCCTCGTAGATGGGAAAGCGCCCGTGAGAATATCCGTGCGCTGCACAAAATTCAATAACCGGTTTTACATCGCAGATCTCCTGACAGGTAAAACCGAACAGTCCGTAGCCTATAAGAGGCTGGGACGCCAAAGATGACAGTCAGCTGACTGGCCGTTGGGGCAAATGCCACCGCTGAGGCCGGAGCATCCATTGGGATCAGAGTATTCCAATGGGCTCCGGCCTTTTTTATTTTTCTAAAACTTTTTCTTCAAAGTACCAATTAGGCTGGTACTTTGACCTCTACCATAAAGACATCAAAGGACGAAGGGAGGTGCAGAGCAATGAGCGCGATCGAGCGTCGCCAAATGATTTTGGAATATCTGAGCGACTACCGGCAAGCAACATATCGTGAGCTGGCAGAATGCTTTGGTGTTTCAAAAAACACCATCGTGACGGACATTGAAGAACTTACCTGCTCTGCACCGATCTTTACCGTGGCAGGTAAATACGGCGGCATCCGTGTCGCGGACGGATGGTACATAGGCCGCAGATACCTACACGAAGATCAGGAAGCCCTCCTGCGCAAACTGCTCCCCGGACTGCAGCTGGAGGATCAGAAAACAATGGAACGAATCCTGATGTCCTTTGCAAAACCCATTACCCTGAAGGAGGCCAACCGTTGAACGCAATAAAAGATGGCAATCACATCCGCATCTACGATGCCTTCCTGATCAGAGAGTCGATTAAGGAAATCCCCGGCAGGTTTTATGATCCGGACGACAAGGCATGGCTGGTACCGCTCACACCAGAGAACGCAGCCACGCTGGCCCTGCTGGGTGTGGAACTTGAAAAAAACTTGATTTCCGCCCCGGAAACTGACGATGCACTTGAAAAAGATGAAAAGCCCATCGTCCCGATGCCAATCAAGGCCACACCTTACCAGCACCAAGTCCGGGCATACAATTTCGCCCTTCGGCTCTTTGGGATTGGAGGCGCTGCCCCGTGAAAGTCCAATGCGCCCTATGCGGCGCGGAGCTTGAAAGAGCAAACCCTACTACCCATTGTTTCTGCTGCGCCGAACACCGAAACGAATGGATGCGACAGAACGTAGACTTCGCAGCCCTGTCCCGTGGCCACAAGGCAAAGCACCTGACCAAGCTCAACGCAGAGCGGAATCCGCACTGCCGTGTATCGGAGCGCGGGAAGGTCAATTCCAAGAAGGCCCGACAGGAAGCGGAGGCATACCTCGGACGGCCCCTCCAGCCCGGAGAAGTCGTCCACCACATGAACGGCCACGCCGATGACAACCGGCACGAAAACCTACTCATCATGCCTGACCGGCAGCACCGGCAGCTACACATGGCGCTGGCGATAGAGAAACACAAGGACGGTGATCACGATGCAGACAAGTAAAGGCTGTGCCTTCCTCATGGATATGGGAACCGGCAAGACGATCACGACTATCGCAGTCGCTGGAGCTATGTTCTATCAGCACAAAGCCCTGAAAATGCTGGTCGTCGCCCCGAAGTCCATCGTGGACGTGTGGGACGAAGAGTTCCGAAAATTTGCGGACTTCCCGTACTGCCTTGCCGTCCTCGACGGAACCGGTGAAAAGAAGGCCGACACGATCCGCAACATGATCGGCACCGGCCTGCAGGTCATCGTAGTCAACTACGAAAGCTGCTGGAGGCTGGAAACCGAGCTAACCCGCTGGAAGCCAGACATGATCGTCTGCGACGAAAGCAGCAAGATCAAGAACCCGCAGGCCAAGTGCAGCAAAGCCCTCCACCACCTCGGCAAGATCAGCAGCTACAACCTAATCTTGACCGGCACCCCCGTAACCAACAGCCCGCTGGACTTTTTCAGTCAGTACAAGTTCCTCGACGATTCGATCTTTGGCCAGAGCTTTTACGCCTTCCGCTCGTACTATGCGGTCATGGGCGGGTACCAGCAGCACCAAGTGATCGGATACAAGCACCTCGCGGAGCTGGTGAGCAAGGCCCACGCCATTGCCTACCGGATCAGGATCGACGAAGCCGTAGAGCTCCCGGAGTTTGTGGACGAAATACGCCCGGTCCGGCTGGAGCCAAAGGCCCAGAAAATATATGACGGCATCAGCAAAGACAGCTATGCCGAGCTCGCCGCCGGAGAAGTAACCACCCGGAATGTGCTTACCCAGCTGCTTCGCCTCTCGCAGTGCACCGGCGGGTATATCCGCAACGATGACGGAGGTGACGTCCAGCAGGTGTCAACTGCAAAACTGGAGGCGCTGGAGGACATCGTGGATGACTGCATGGACTCCGGTAAGAAGGTCGTGGTGTTTGCCCGCTTCATTCCAGAGATTGATGCAATCAGCAAAATGCTCCGGAAGAAGGATATCGGCCACGCCATCATCAAGGGCGACGTCACAAACCGAACCGAGCAGGTGGAAGCATTTCAGAAGGACCCGAACTGCAAGGTGTTCATCGGCCAACTGGCCACCACCGGCATGGGGCTCACCCTAACCGCAGGAACCGTGGCCGTATATTACAGCCTTGATTTCTCCTACGCCAACTACGAGCAGAGCCGTGCCCGCATCCGTCGTATCGGCCAGACCCAGCGTGGCGTGTACATTCACTTAGTGGCCAAGGGCACCATCGACGAGCACGTCATGTCCGCACTGCAGCACAAAGGCGACATCGCCAAGATGGTCGTCGACGATTATAAAACAATTCTTGGAGGGAAAACCCAATGAACGATAATTCCATGCTGACCCTTGCGGACAGGCTGTCCGACCTGAAGGATCAGAAAAGTGATCTCATGGCCCAGCTGAAAGACCTGAATCGGCAGATCGATGAAGCGTCCAGCAGCCTTGTCCAGATGATGGTAGATCAGGAATGCACTAGCTTCCACCGTGGCAGCCACATGTTCGTGCTGGCCGTGAAAGAGTATCTGAGCGCGATCCCGGAGGAAAAGGAACGCCTCTATGCCGCCATGAAGGAAAACGGCTTTGAGCACCTGTTCACGATCCCCACGAACACCCTGTCCGCAACGCTGAAAGAGCTAAAGACCAATAACGACGACGAGTTACCCGGCTGGCTGGAAGGCATGGTCGGCAGCTACGAGGAAGCGACCATTCAGGTACGCAAAGCTACGAAATAAGAAAAGGAGATTACAGATATGTCTACTGAAAAGAACGAAATCATGACCACCGAGGCCAGCACCTACCTGACTGAGCCCATCAACCTAAACGACCTCTTCGCAGAGGAATTCGACGGCCTGCGCCCCAGCTTCGAGCGCATCAAGATCCCTGCCGGTGGCGGTATCAGCTTCGAGGTGCCCGGCGATGATCCGGACAGTCCTGATACCGTCAAGGAGTTCACCGCTGTCATCCTGCACCACCATCCGGTCAATTCCTACTTCAAGGACAAGTTCAACGGAGCCAACAATCCTCCCGAATGCGCTAGTATCGACGGCAAGATCGGAGTCATCCGTGAAACCGGTGAGTGCCGCGACTGTAAGAGCTGCCCGATGGGCCAGTTCGGCAGCGGCGAGAACAACAGCAAGGCTTGTAAGGAAAAGCGCTGCCTGTACCTCCTGCGTGAGGGTGAAATCCTCCCGATCATTATGACCCTGCCCACCGGCAGTCTCAGTGAGTTCACTAAGTATGTCACCCGCCTTGTCGCCAAGGGCAAGCATGCCAATACCGTGGTGACCCGCTTCTCGCTGAAGAAGGCACAGAACAGTACCGGCATTGCCTACAGTCAGGCAACTTTCTCTGTTGCCCGCAACCTGACCTCTGCCGAAAAGCAGGCCATCGCCTCCATGAGCGCACAGGTCCGGGCCATGGCCAGAACGGTGGATATCGAGGATGTGGCGGATGAACCCGCTGTCCCCGTGGATCCCAAAACCGGTGAAGTAGCCGAACCCCTGAAGTAAAAAACAGTGCCCGGAGGGACACCCCCCCTCCGGGTATGACAGAAAGGAAAAAACTATGGATAGATGGCACGAATATACAGATATGGTCGACGGGCATCCTTGGTCTCCGTTTGATAACGAGCTTTTTGATCAAATGAGAATAGAGGAACAGAACGCGGTTCTGAATTGGATTCATACGAGCCTTATACCGAGGAAAAATGTCTGTCATGGCCACACCAGTTACGGCATCAAGCATCTCCTTGAACGCGACACCGGCATCTATATGACAAACAATCAGTTCAAGGACGCCATGCTGGTAGCCGGATATGAACCGGTCAATCCCCACGAGCTTAATTGGAAGTACCGGATCAGCAGGAAATCTCCCTGCTTCAGGCTTGCTATCTGGTAATAAGCGTAGGAGGCAAATCAATGACCTACCGTAGTATTACAGACCTAACCGAGATCATGGCTTTGCTCCGTGGCAAGAGCCCGGTCGCCTTTGACTTTGAGACGGCTCCCACCGACGAATGGCGGAACGATCCCCGCGCTGCGCTGGATGCACACAAATCCGTGATCGTCGGCTGCAGCTTCGCAACCGAGGATGGTGATGTCTTCTATGTTCCGCTGAACCACCGCGCCGGACGCAACACAGAGAATCAAGACGAACTGTGGGCATTCCTGAAGACCGAAATCTTCGAGAACACGGATGTGATCAAGGTCGCACACAATCTCGCGTTTGAAGCCATGTTCCTTTACGCCAAAGGTATCGTCGTGCAGGCACCCTGCTACGACACCATTGCCGCAAGCCAGCTCACCCTCAAATCCCATTACGAATTCCGCAACCTGCATGACAGCGGTCTGAAGTTGCTGGCCACCTCGCTGTTCGGCGCGGACATGCCCTCCTTCGAGACCGTTACCGCAGGCCGGATGTTCGACGAAATGATCCCGCAGGAATACGAGACCATACGCTACGCCTGCGCAGACTCCGATTACACCCTCCAGCTCTATCACAAGTTCAATTCGTGGTTTGACAAGTACCTGCCGGGCCACAGAACCGTGACTGAGCTGTTGGAATCCCCGGCAGCCGTGTACGTCGGCATCATGAAGTATAACGGCGTCCCGATGGACGTCCCCGCCATGAAGGCAGCCAAGCAGCATGCTGAGCAAGAGATCGCCCGGCTGGCAAGTGAAATCCAGCAGCTGATTGGTGACGTGGAGATCGGCTCCAACTGCAGCACTGGTGCATTCAAGAATTACCTTTACAAGACGAAGAAGCTCCCCGTCCTGAAGCAGACCGAGAAGTTCCTGCCCTCCGTGGACGATGAAGCCATGATCCGCCTGAAGGAATACTGCACCGAGCACCAGCCGGAGACCGTACCGCTCTTTGACCTCGTGCTGGAGTACCGGAAATGGCAAAAGCTCATGAGCACCTATCTCGACGGATACCTGAACTTCGTCAACGCCGCCACCGGCTGCATCCATCCTGACCTCATGCCGCTGGCGACCGAGACCGGGCGTTTTGCCTCCCGCAATCCCAATATGCAGAACAGCCCGCAGCCGGGGCAGGATCCCATCGGTGTACGCAACTTCATAACAGCCCCGGACGGCTGGAAGCTCATTGAGGCGGACTACTCGCAAGCGGAAATCCGGCTTTGCGCCTACCTCTCCAATGACCGGGTGCTGTTGGATGCCTACCGCAACGGCGTGGATGTCCATGCCATTACGACCTCTGCCGTCTACGGCATTAGCCTCGAAGAAGCCGGAGACCATAGCAACCCGCAGTACAAGCACCGCAGAACCGTCGCCAAGAGCACGATGTTCGGTATCATGTACGGCATCGCCGGAGCGGGCCTTGCCCGGAACCTGTACACCAACGCTGGGATCACCCTGACCAAGGAAGAGTGCGACAGCTACATTGACGGGATCCTGCACAAGTACACCGACATGGCCGCATGGCAGATTTCGCAGAAAAATGCAGCCGCCGACTGCCTGTACGTCGAGACGGCTATGGGCCGCAGGCGCTACCTACCCGGCATCCGCTCGGAAAGCAGACGTGACCGCAGCTCCGCAGAGCGCATGGCGATCAATACCCCGGTGCAGGGCCTCGGCGCGGATTGCCTGAAATACGCCATGGGCCTGCTGGTCAAAGAGATGCGCAATCACAAAGACATTCGCCCCATCCTCACCGTGCATGACAGCTTGGTATTCCTCGTCAAAGAGACCCAAGTGGAAGAGGCCATGGAGCTCATTAAAACCTGCATGGAAACCCCGCCGCCCCTTCCGAACTTCATGCCGCTCGTCGCGGAGGTCTCCGTGGGAAAGAGATACGGTGAATTGGAATGACCTACAAAAACAACGAAGGCTATAGCGACCCTACTGCCGGAGCCGCCATGAGCAACATGATGAGAGAATACCGGCAGGAGCGGAAAGCACAGTGGCAGACCGAGCATGATGCCAAGACCCGCAAGCGGGTGTATGTGGCCTCCCGGTACGCCGGAGACATTGAGCAGAACACTGCCAACGCTATCCGATACTGCCAGTACGCGATCCAGCGCGGGTACATGCCGGTGGCCTCCCACCTCCTGTACCCGGCCATGCTGGACGATAACGACCCCCATCAGAGAACCCTCGGCACCATGTTCGGCCTTGCCCTCCTGAACCTCTGCCACGAAGTGTGGGTGTTCGGTGAGCAGCTTTCCCCCGGCATGGAGCGAGAGGTCGTAGAGGCAAAGCGCCTCAAGAAAACGATCCGCTATTTTGATAGCAACCTCAAGGAGGTACCGTGATGGCATTTCCTCAAGAATTAAAGCAGATGTGCCGTTGGGTCAACTATCGTCTGATCCCGGATGAGACCGGAGAGAAGCCGAAGAAGATGCCCATCAATCCTGTAACCGGCAAGAGCGCCAAGTCCAATGACCCCAGCACGTGGACGGACTACCAGACAGCGATTGACGCAGTCGAGAAGTATGGCTTCACTGGGATCGGCTTCATGTTTACGAAGGAAGACGGTTTCGTCGGTGTCGACATCGATCACTGCTACGACCCTGAGGCTGGTACCTTCAACGAAGTGGCCACGGCCATCCTTGCAAAGCAGAAAACCTATGCTGAATTTTCTCCCTCCGGCGATGGTGTTCACCTGTGGTTCCGTGGCGAAAAGCCTGCCGGAGCCTCGAAGAACACTGAGACCGGCGTGGAGATGTATGACTCCGTCCGGTACTTCACCGTCACCGAAAAGACGCTGTCGGATGCAACGCCCACCATCCAGCAGGCGGAGCCGGACACCCTCCAGTGGATTCATGCAACTTACATTGAGAAGCAGAAGAAGCCAAAGGGAAAGAAAAAGAAGGCCAAGAAGGCCCGCTCCTCCGAAAAGCTGACAGATGAAGAGATCATTGAACGGGCCAGCAGCGCTGGAAACGGTGAGGCTTTCTCCGCTCTGTGGGCTGGAAACTGGAAGGACAGCTACCCCAGCCAGTCCGAAGCTGACCTCGCGCTTTGCATGAAGCTGGCATTCTGGAGCGGCAAAGACCGTGAGCAGATGGATCGCATGTTCCGTCAGTCCGGCCTATTCCGTGAAAAGTGGGACGAAAAGCACCATGCCAGCGGCAGCACCTACGGTGAAGAGACGCTGGACAAGGCCATCGAGAACACCGACGAAGTGTACTCGCCCCGGAGCAAGTCGCCCATCTTTGAATACGAAGGCCAGTATTTCCGGCAGAAGGGTGACGCGGTTTACCCAATCACCAACTTCCTTGTGCAGCCGGTGGAAATGATCGTGAGCGACGAGGAAACCCAGCTCACCGCAGACTTCGTGACCACGCGGGATGAAACCTTCCGCCTGACCCTCATGACCACAGACTTCGCCAACACCCAGCGGTTCAAGACCCTCTTGAACGGAAAGACCATTGCGCTGGCCTATTTCGGCGGCGACGGTGATCTGGAGCTTTTCAAGTTCTACCTCTCCGAGCTGGACTGGCCGATGAAGACCGGTGTCAAGGCAGTCGGCATCTATGAGCACAACGGCAAGCAGGTATTTGTATCCACGAAGCAGACCGTTGACGCAGACGGCAAGAGCGTCGAAGACATCGTGCAGCTGACCAAGTATGCAAGCATCCGCAGCGACATCCTCGACGCAGACATTCTTCCGGTGGATTTGGTCAAGCCCCTGTGTCGTGACCTGCTCACCTATACCGAGCCACAGAAGGCCGTGCCCATTCTGGCATGGACGGCAGGCTGCTTCCTGAAGGACTACCTGAACCGAGCCGGAAAGAAGTACCCGCATCTGTTCCTGATCGGTGAAGCGGGCAGCGGAAAGTCCACGACCATGGAGCGGGTGATCCTGCCGGTATTCTCGACGAACAGAGTGAGCGCATCGACGCAGGTCACCGCATTTACGCTGATGAAAGAATCCGCATCCTCCGCCCTCATTCCGCAGCCGCTGGATGAGTTCAAGCCGTCGAAGATGGACAAACTGCGCATCAACGCTCTGTATAACCATTTTCGTGATAGCTACGACGGACACAAGGGTGAGCGCGGCAGAGCAGATCAGAGCGTGGTCTACTATGACCTGCGGGCCCCGCTCGTGGTCGCCGGTGAGGAATCCGCCGAAGAGACCGCGATCCGGGACAGAGGCATCGAGCTGCTGTTTTCTAAAAAGGACATCCGCAAACCGGAGTGCCGTCAGGTGTTCAACCGTATCTGCCGGAGCGAGACGGCCATCCGTAACCTTGGCCGGACGCTGCTGCAGGTGGCGCTGAAGACGGAACCGGAGATAGTCAATGCATGGTACGAAGAAGGCGTCGGCAAGTTCCTTCCCGACATGGATAACCGCATCATCAATAATCTTGCCTGCTGCTACGCCGGGCTGAAGCTCACAGAAGCCTTGTGCGCTGAATACCATTTCGCGTGGGACGATGTTTTCCCGTACAGCTTCGACGCCTGCGTCAGATACATGGAGATGGCAGCCAAAGACTATATGCTGGACGGCGGCACCCACAACCAGAGCATCATCGAGCAGACCTTCGAGATCATGGCAAGGATGCAGCTTGATCCCCAGACGGATTATACGCTGTCCGAAGACGGCAACACCCTGTACATCCGGCTCACACAGGTGTACGACAAATACACCAAGTACCGCAAAGACTACGCCATTCTGGGCGAAGTCCTGCCGTACCAGCAGTTCAAGAAGCAGCTGCTGCATTCCGACCTGCTGATCCAGTCCAACGCGCAGAAGAGGATCGGCCCCAACAGCGTCAAGTGCTGGATCATCGACTTCGTGGCACTGTCCGCAAGGTGTGATGTGTCGGGATTCATAACCACAGAAATTGAGCCCTTAAAATAAAGCACAAAATGTTACTTGTTACCTTGTACCCTAAATAAATAGAGCTACGCAGGAGAAAGCAATCCCCCCTCGTGTGCGCATGCGCGTGCGCGTGTGCGCGTAAAAAGACGAATACCTCTACAAATGACGGTTACAGGGTAACAAGTAACGGGAAGGAATGCACCGTGAAAGAAGCAGAACTCATCACCGCAATAAAGAAATACCTTGCCTCTGTGCCGGACACCTTCGCGTGGAAAGAACACGGCGGACAATACGGCACCGCAGGCATCCCGGATATTATCGTCTGCCACCGTGGTCACTTCATCGCTCTGGAAGCCAAGGTCGGAAAAAACCAGCCGACCAAGCTGCAGGCCGTGACCATCGAGCAGATCCGCAAAGCCGGTGGCACGGCAGCGGTCGTCCGCAGCGTAGAGGATGTAAAAACCATCATATCTGAATTGGAGGACTAACCCATGAAATACGAATTTCTCACAAAATGCTGCTCGCAGCAGTACTGCGACTGCTTCGCAAATAAAGACGGATACTGCACCTGCCTCGAAGACACCGAGTTTCCCAAAAAGCAGTGTCCCTTCTACAAGGAAAGAACCGAAGCGAACATGGATAGCGCAAAGGCGCTGGTATCGCTGATACTCCGCGGCAAGTTTGACCTTATCCGCCGTTACCACAGCGAGCGCTGCTTGAAGGCGGCATGCCATGATTAACGCATACGAGGAATTGGCAAACGCCATCATTCTCCGGGCTGTGCAGGATTACCGCGAAACATACTACGAGCCCACGCTGCGCGAGATAGAGCGGTTCTTCCTGTCACAGTGGTTCATGGTACTTACGAAAGCAGACGGAAAAGCCATACTCAACCAGCTCAGGAAGGAGAAATGCCAATGACAGCTAAAGAGTATTTGTCACAAGCCAGATATTTGGACGCCCGCATCAACACCAAGATAAAACAGCTGGAAGCCCTGAACACACTGGCCACCAGCGCGACCTCCGTTCTCACCGGCATGCCCCACAGTCCCAATAAGGCCACATCGAAGATGGCGGACATCGTGGACAAAATCGTAGACCTGCAGGCGGAGATCAACCGTGACATCGATGCGCTCGTGGATCTGAAGGGCGAAATGCGCAGCAAGCTGGAAATGGTGCCCGCAGAGGATTACAAGGCAATACTGGAAATGCGCTACCTATGCTTCATGTCGTGGGAGCAGATCGCAAGCAACCTCGGATTAAGCGTCCCCTACACATACAAGCTGCACGACCGAGCCCTCAAAGGATTTGAAAGTCGCGCAATGTAGGATAGTAAAATATATAGAAAGATAGTTGCCTCTTGTGATAGTATTACAATAGAAAGAAAAACAGAACGGGCCTCGACGGAGCAATCCGCCGGGGCCTTTGCTATACCCACACGAAAGAAGGAACCCCCCGTGCCCTACAGGAAAGTAACGTACCGCGAACAGATGTGGTACATCATCCGCTTCAAGCTGCGGGAGATCTTCCACCGCAGAAAGAAGAAGTGAGCTATGCCAACGAAACCGAAGCGCCCCTGCGCTTACCCCGGCTGCCCGGAGCTGACAGACCAACAATACTGCGAGAAGCACCGCGCACTGGCCCGGCAGCAGTACGACAAGTACGAGCGGGCCCCAGACGTGAAAAAGAAATACGGTCGTGAGTGGAAGCGGATCCGGGACAAATACTTCAAGGCCCATCCCTACTGCGAGAGGTGCTATGCCGAAGGCAGGATGACCCCAGCCGAAGAGGTGCACCACAAGCTCCCAATCTCCCGAGGTGGGACGCACGCAACGGGAAACCTCATGAGCCTTTGCCGATCCTGTCATAACAAGATGCACATCGAGATGGGAGACCGGCACCCCTGACCGGGTAGGGCGGGGCAAATCTCCAGCTGATGCCCTCCGTGGGAACGGCGCGGGGTCATTTACAAAAAATCGGGAAATCAAGAGACCATATACCCCCGAAATCAAGTTTTTCGGTAAATCAAGTATAGAAATCAAAGGAGGTGGCGCACATGGCCAACGGACACGGTGGTGCCCGGCCCGGAGCCGGACGAAAGAAAAAAGCCCTGTCAGAAAAAATCATAGACGGTAACCCCGGCAAAGCCCCGCTGACCAAGCTGCAATTCAGCGTACAGGATAGCGCCCTGCACGGTGAAGACATGCCTCCTGTTTCCGAATGGCTGACGCAGACCACGAAGAACAGTCAGCAGAACATTGCGCAGCAGGTCTATGAAAACACATGGAAGTGGCTCAAAGAGCGAGGCTGCGATCAGTACGTCAACAAAGACCTGATCGAACAATACGCTCTGTACATGCAGCGCACGATCCAATGTCAGGAAGGCATCAACCAGTACGGTCTGCTGGCAAAGCACCCCACCACCCAGATGCCGATAGCAAGTCCGTACTTCAATATGGCCCTGCAGTCCTCGAAGCAGGCAAACCTGTACTGGATGCAGATATACCAGATCGTAAAGGATAACTGCGAAACGCCCATCGGCAACAGCAATCCCAATGACGATCTCATGGAACGGTTGCTGGGATAGTGGAGGCGCAGATGAATATAGGACTCATCGATGTGGACAGTCACAACTTTCCCAACCTCTGCCTTATGAAGCTGGCAGCATACCACAAAGCACAGGGCGATCGCGTGGAATGGTACAACCACGATCGCCACTATGATATCGTTTACCAGTCGAAGGTGTTTGATGACACCTATAGCAAAGACATCGACTTCGTCCCGAACGCGACACAGGTCATCAAGGGCGGCACCGGGTATGGTCTGGAAAACAGACTGCCGGATGCGGTGGAAAACATTATGCCTGACTACTCGCTATACGGCATCGAAGATACAGCATACGGATTTCTGACGCGTGGTTGCCCTCGGCACTGCGCGTTTTGCATTGTTGGCGACAAAGAAGGCTTACGAAGTCAGAAAGTCGCTGACCTGTCAGAGTTCTGGAGCGGGCAGCCGAACATCGAACTGCTCGATCCCAATTTGCTGGCATGCAAAGACCGTATGGAACTGCTGGATCAGTTGATCGACAGCCGCGCGGTGGTGAACATCAACCAAGGCTTCGATATTCGCCTCACCAATGAGGAAATCGCAGACAAACTCGGCAGAATGCGCGTTAAGCGCATTCACTTTGCATGGGACAATCCGCAGCAGGACCTGACGGAATACTTCCGACGCTTTGCAGCGTCATACCGCCGCAAAGCATCCAGCACCAAGGTCGTATATATCCTCGTCAATTTTAATTCTACGATGGAAGAAAACCTGAACCGCATCTATACAGTACGCGATTTAGGATATGACCCCTATGTCATGGTGTACGACAAACCCAATGCCCCGGCTGAAATCAAGCAGCTGCAGCGGTGGGTCAATAACAAATTTGTATTCCGCAAGTGCACACGCTTCGAGGAATACCGAACAGGAGGAACGAAATGAACATTCAACAGGTATCCGTAGATAAGCTGAAGGCAGCGGCATACAATCCCCGAAAGCAGTTGAAACCCGGCGATGCGGAATACGAAAAGCTCAAGCGCAGCATAACCGAGTTTGGTTATGTGGAACCCGTAATTTGGAACAAGACCACTGGCAATGTGGTCGGTGGCCACCAGCGACTGCAGGTGCTGAAGGATCTCGGACACACTGAGGTCGACTGCGTCATTGTGGAGCTGGATGAAAAACGGGAGAAGGCGCTCAATGTTGCGCTGAACAAAATCCAAGGTGAATGGGATAAGGATAAGCTGGCAGCCTTACTCACGGAGCTGGACGGCAGTGAATTCGATGTTACCCTCACAGGTTTTGAAGCAGCGGAAATCGATGAACTCATGAACGCCTTTTACTCCAAGGAAGCGGTGCAGGATGATTTCGATGTGGATGAAGAACACAAAGAGATCAAGGCCAAAGGCGCGATCACAAGGACCGGCGACATCTGGAAGCTGGGCGTCCACCGGCTCATGTGCGGTGACAGCACCAGCAGCGCAGATTTCGCAAAGCTCATGAACGGCAACAGAGCGCAGATGAGTGTGACCTCGCCTCCCTACGGCGTAGGCAAGGATTACGAAACCAAGGGCATCGAGCCGTGGTTTGATACCATGCGCCCCGTGATTGAAAATCTCACCAAGTACGCGGGGATTGTCTGTTGGAACCTTGGCGACCTCTACTCCACCGGCACACAGTTCATCGAGCCCACCAGCGTGTATTCGGTAGACATGTTCAGAAAATGCGGTTTCCGTCCGATCTGGATTCGGATTTGGAAGAAACAAGGCATGAACTATGGTGTCGGCCCTTACCACCTTGTAACCAACAAGCCCGTGCAGCAGTACGAATACATCAGTGCATTCAGCCGCAACGGCGATGTGGAGTACAACGATCAGGAGTACATGTGGCTGTCGGCCTTCGCCGGTCACGCATACAAATTCGTGAAGCGACTGACCAAGGAGGAACGGAAGAACTGGGGCTATGCAGGCATCTGGGAGATGAACACAGTTCGTGCAAACAAGGAGCACCCGGCCATGTTCCCCGTGGAGCTGCCCTGGCGCTGCATCAAAATGCACTCCGATCGTGGCGACATTGTCGTTGAACCGTTCAGCGGCAGCGGTACCACCATCATTGCATGCGAGCAGGCGGAGCGCGTCTGTTATGCAATGGAGCGCAGTCCCGAATACTGTGACCTTGCGGTGAAACGCTGGGAGCAGTTCACAGGTCAGAAGGCTGAAAGAGTGATTGCCAATGCCGAACAGTAATAACCGCCACACGCTTGCTGATCTTCGCCAGATGCAGTCACTCCCGCTGGAGATCAAGATCCGCATGACAGAGCGCCGGATTCGTGACTGGGTTTCCTACTGGGGTGAAGACGGCGTATATGTCTCCTTCAGCGGTGGTAAAGACAGCACCGTTCTGCTGGACATTTGCCGTAAGCTGTATCCGAATATTGTTGCGGTGTTCAGCGATACGGGGCTGGAGTTCCCCGAAATACGGGAATTCGTGAAAACCAAAGAAAATGTCGTATGGGTCAAGCCGGAACTGACATTCAAAAAGGTCATTGAAAAGTGCGGCTATCCCTGCATCTCAAAGGAGCAGGCAGAGTGGATTCACCGCATTCGTGGCAACAGCAGCGGCGCAATTCAAAAAGCCTTTTACGGAATCAATCTAAACGGAACACCGACTCGCTTCAAAATATCTGAGCAATGGAAATTCATGCTTAACGCGCCATTCGATATTGGTGCGGGCTGTTGTAAGGAAATGAAGAAAAAGCCCATAAACAAATACGCCAAAGAAACCGGCCGTGTTCCGATCGTAGGCACGATGGCAGCGGAATCCTCTCTGCGAACCAGCACATGGCTCAAATACGGCTGCAATGCCTTCGATAATAAGAAGGCGACCTCGGCACCTCTGAGCTTCTGGACGGACAGTGATATTTGGGAATACATCCACAAATTCGACATCCCGTACTGCAAGGTGTACGACATGGGGTATGCCCGCACCGGATGCGTCTTTTGCATGTTCGGTGTCCATTTGGACAAGACCCCAAACCGCTTCCAGCAGCTGCAAAAGACTCACCCGCAGTTATGGCGGTACTGCATGAAGCCGTGGGACAAAGGCGGCCTTGGTATGCGTGAGGTGCTGGAATACATGGGTATTCCATATGAAAACTACTTACTGGAGGATGAATAACATGTTTGAAAAAGTAAACCCCGCGCACCCGGACAAGATCGCAGATCGTATCGCAGGCGCGCTTGTGGATTTGGCATACACGCAGGAAAAGAACCCGAAGATCGCCGTGGAGGTGCTCATCGGACACGGCATGTGCCATGTGATCGCAGAGACTTCCGTCCACCTTTCCGTGGAAGACATTCGACAGGCCGTGCAGCGTATCGCCGGAGAAGGCGTCGTCCTCAATTACCATGAGGTGCGGCAGGATCCTATCCTCTCCGGGAATCAGCAGGACGGATTGCGCTGTGGAGATAATGGTATCTTCAAGGGCGCGCCCGTCACGGTCGAGCAGTACATGCTGGCGGACATCGCAAGAGATCTGTATTCGGTATTCCCCACGGACGGAAAATACATCATTGACGGTCTTGATCTCATTGTCTGCCAGAGCAATGCAAAGCGCAAGAGCATCCTGCACTTCTTCCCGAATGCCATCGTCAACCCCTTGGGCTACTGGACGGGCGGCACCAACGTGGATACCGGCGCAACGAACCGAAAGCTGGGCTCGGATATGGCAGACTCCGTTACAGGCGGAGGCCTTCACGGCAAAGACCTCAGCAAGGCCGATGTGAGCGTAAACATCTATGCATGGCTCAAGGCACAGATTACCGGAGAGACCATCGAGCTGTCCTGCGCCATTGGAGACGAATCCGTGGACGGCAAGCCTTACGCGGAGATCGTGGAGATCGCCCGTGCCTACATCGAAATGGTCGGTGGTTTCGAGAAATTCGCAGAATGGGGCTTGGTGTAATGGAAATACGGAAAGTGCCGGTCAAAGACTTGAAACCGGCCAAGTACAACCCCCGGAAAGACCTGCAGCCGGGAGATCCCGAATTTGAAAAGCTGAAACGCAGCGTAGAAGAATTCGGCTATGTGGAGCCGATCCTGTGGAACCAGCGCACAGGAGTGGTCGTCGGAGGGCATCAGCGATTGAAGGTGCTGCAGCATCTCGGCTATACCGAGGTAGACTGTGTCATCCTTGACCTCGACGAACAAAAGGAAAAAGCTCTGAATGTGGCGCTGAATAAGATCAGCGGCGATTGGGACATTCCGCTCCTGACCGCGCTCCTCAAGGATTTGAACGATGGCGGATACGATGCTACCATCACTGGCTTTGACGTTTCGGAAATGAGCGATCTGTTCGATGACCAGTCGGAGATCAAGGAAGATGATCCACCGGACGTGGCTGTCGAAGGGCAAGCCCCATTTACCCAGAACGGAGACCGCTGGCTGCTTGGTGACCATGTCCTGTATTGCGGCGACAGCACCGACGAAAAGGATGTCGACTCCCTCATGGACGGAGCCGTAGCAGATTTGTGCGTAACGGATCCCCCTTATAACGTAGCCTATGAAGGCAGCAACGGACTTACGATCCAGAACGACAACATGCCGGAGACGGAGTTTTGCAAATTCCTCACGGCAGCATTCAGTCGGATGCGGGAAAATATGAAGCCCGGCGCGGCCTTCTACATTTGGCATGCCGAGACCGAAGGCGGAGCATTCCGAACCTGCTGCAACGCAGCTCTCGGCAAAGTACGTCAGATGCTGATCTGGAACAAGAACAGCTTCACCATCGGGCACCAAGACTACCAGTGGAAGCACGAAGCCTGCATCTACGGCTGGACGGAGGGTGCCCAGCACTACTTCAAGGACGACCGGACGCAAGCGACTGTGATCGAGGATAAACACATCGATATCAATAAGATGAAAAAAGAAGAGATGCGCAACCTCCTGCGCGACATGCTTTCCGACAAAACCTCGACCACGGTCATAGACGAAGACAAGCCCGCCCGGAATACAGAACACCCCACAATGAAACCCCTTAAGCTGCTGGCCCGGCTGATCAAGAACAGCAGCCGACAGGGCGATATTGTGCTGGACACCTTCGGCGGCAGCGGCAGTACGTTGATCACCTGCGAGCAGCTGAAGCGCCGTTGCTACACAATGGAGCTGGACCCCAAATACGCAGATGTTATCGTGAAGCGGTATATTAAGTTTACCGGCTGCGAACAAATCCAGTTAATACGGGACGGTAAGAAAACAAATGTGTCTACCATGCTAATTCTTGGCGTTTAGGCTGGCTTTTCCTTATTCTTTCTGGCTTAATTGTCCTACCCTAAAAACAAGGAGGTCACTACCATGACAGAGAAACACGAAAAGCAGATCAAGGCGCAGCTTCCCGCAGGCGAGCGGATCAGCAGAATGTACCGCGCATACGAGGGTGACATCAGAGTGATCACCCGCGATAAGAGCGGTAAGGAAACCCGATACACGGTGAAATGGAATCCGCAGGATGACAGCGTCACCATCGAGAGAATGTGAGGTGGCGGTCATGACACTGGAAAAAGCACAGAAAGACTTCATGGAGCTGATCACAAAGAACGGCTTCACCGAAGCAGCCAAGACCACCGATACCCAGAACACCGTGTACCACAGAGAGTGGGCACGCGAGGTGGATGTCGCATGGCATGGCAAGCAGCAGGACACGCTTGAAATTCGCATGATGCTCTGTGGAACAGCGGTGCTGGCAGCGGTAAGACGCAACGGACGCGACGATCCGAAATTCATCCGCGACTACACAAGCCCCAAGAGAGCGATGAATGCAGCGCGTGAGCTCGTAACCTTCGCAGGCTTCGAGTGGTAAGGAGGTATCGGTTATGTGGAAAGAAGGATCAATCCTTATCGGCGGCAAGGGCTATCGCTACTGGGTAAAGCATTACGAAGAAGGCAGCCAGTTCGGCATCGACGGCGGCAGAATCAGCAAGCTGATGATCAAGCGCGGCGGCGAAATCGTATGCAACTACGATCGCGGCTGGGATGTCGAGGCCGTGGACGAAGACACCGAGTTCGCACTGGCAATACTCTTGAAAGACTTCAACTAAGGAGGCGCGGTATGGAAAAGAGAATCGAGTTCTACATGACCGCAGGCATCGCAGCCGACATGGATGCGGACAAGCATTTCGCAGGTGCGATCGGACATATCATCCACCGCTTCCTCACGGATGACTGGGGTATCCTCTGCGAGGAGGACTGCAAGCTCAATGAGCAGGCGAAGAAAAAAGGCGGTCGCGTTATGGGCGCGTACAACACGCAGCGCGGCCGCGTGTACATCATCACCGATGATGCACTTGCAAACCCACAGGTCACAACAGTCCTGTACGCGGACGAATACTAAGGGGGCAGCCATGAAGAATGAAAAGCCCGTTATCGAATACGACCCCTGTGGTCACAGCGGTAACATCTACTGGATACTTGGTGAGGTCAGTAAGCTCATGAGAAAGCAGCGCAGATATACAGACTTCAACAACCTGCGCGACCGCGTCTTCGAAGCCCAAAGCTACGATGAAGCATTGCAGATCATCGGTGAGGAGGTCACACTAAAACGAAAACGCAGATAACAATATGACAGCGGCAGCGCAGGGCGCTGTCGTTTTTTGCAGCGAGGAGGAAATCTGTGGACACTGGACAGATTATAGTACCCGAAAAGAAAATCATTACAAATCCCTCCCTCGCAGACCGTGCTGTCGCTTTTATCAATGCCCTCAAGCATACCAAGGGTGAATGGCACGGCCAGCCGTTCAATTTGCTGCCGTGGCAGGAAACCATCATTAGAGATGTATTCGGCACCGTAAAGGAAAACGGGTACAGGCAGTATAACACCGCATACATCGAAATACCGAAAAAGCAAGGAAAGAGCGAACTCGCTGCGGCGGTCGCTCTTTATTTATTGGCCGGAGACGGTGAATGGGGCGCAGAGGTTTATGGCTGCGCAGCCGACCGACAGCAGGCGTCGATTGTATTTGACGTCGCCTGCCAGATGGTCGAACAATGCCCCGCACTCAAAAAGAGGATCAAGCCGGTGCTATCCCAGAAGCGTTTAGTGTACACGCCCCTGAACAGTTTCTATCAGGTGTTGTCGGCGGAGAGTTTTACCAAGCACGGTCTAAACGTCCATGGTGTAGTGTTCGACGAATTGCATGCGCAGCCAGATCGACGACTGTACGATGTTATGACACACGGCTCCGGCGATGCCCGTAAGCAGCCGCTTTTCTTTTTGATTACGACGGCAGGCACCGACCGGAACAGCATATGCTGGGAGATACATTCCAAGGCCAAGGATATACTCGAAGGGCGAAAATATGATCCCACATTTTATCCAGTCGTGTATGGCATAAACGATGACGATGACTGGGCAGATGAAGCCAACTGGTACAAGGCAAACCCGTCATTGGACGTAACTGTTGATGTGGAAAAGCTTCGAGCAGCATATAACAGCGCCAAAGATAATCCGGCAGAGGAAAATCTCTTCCGCCAGCTGCGCTTGAACCAGTGGGTGAAGCAGAGCGTCCGCTGGATGCCGATGGACGCATGGGACAAATGCGATGCACCTGTGGATTCCGAAGCCCTCATAGGCAGGGAATGCTACGCGGGCCTCGACCTTTCGTCCAGTACGGATATTACGGCCTTCGTACTGGTCTTCCCACCGGACGATCCCGAAGGTACGTACATCATACTGCCGTACTTTTGGGTGCCGGAGGATACGCTGGCGCTTCGCGTCCGGCGTGATCACGTGCCCTACGATGTGTGGCAGGCCAAAGGCAGCATCATGACCACCGAGGGGAACGTAATTCATTATGGTTTTATAGAGAACTTCATCGAAGAACTCGGTAGGAAGTACAACATTAAAGAAATAGCCTATGACCGATGGGGCGCTGTTCAAATGAGTCAAAACCTCGATGACGACGGATTCACCATCGTGCCATTCGGCCAAGGTTTCAAGGACATGTCTCCACCCAGCAAAGAGCTGATGAAGCTGGTACTGGAGGGTCGCATCGCGCATGGCGGAAACGCCCCTCTGCGCTGGATGATGGACAACATTTACATCCGCACCGATCCTGCTGGGAACATCAAGCCCGACAAGGAAAAGAGCACCGAGCGAATTGACGGAGCGGTCGCCACGATTATGGCGCTCGACCGAGCGATCCGACATCAAGGGAGCAGCGAGTCTGTTTACGACAGTCGCGGGCTTCTTTTCATTTAAGGAGATGACAACATATGCGAATTTTCCCCGGGATTTTCAATACGAGGGATAAACCTACGAACCGAACCGCAGGAGCCAGCTACAGCTTCTTCATGGGTGGCAGCAGTGCGGGAAAGAACGTAAACGAGCGCAGCGCCATGCAGATGACAGCAGTTTACAGCTGCGTCCGTATCTTATCGGAGGCCGTCGCAGGTCTGCCACTGCACATGTACAAGTACACCAGCGACGGCGGCAAAGAGAAGGCTGTGGAGCACCCACTTTACCGTCTCCTC